GAGCAACTGGTGGGCGGCGTGGATACGCTGTTCAAGGACAACTCCAAGGAACTGCAAAGCTACGCCGCCAACGCCTACAAAACGGCCGGTCTGTCTGCAAACGAGTACATGGAGACGGTCACCTCGTTCTCCGCAAGCCTGATTCAGTCCCTCGGCGGCGATACCGAAAAAGCAGTCAAATACGCCGACATGGCAATTACAGATATGTCCGACAACGCCAACAAAATGGGCACGGATATGTCCATGATCCAGTCGGCGTATCAGGGCTTTGCCAAGCAAAACTACACGATGCTGGACAACCTGAAGCTCGGCTACGGCGGTACAAAATCCGAAATGGAGCGGCTGCTGGCCGATGCCGAGGCGATCTCCGGCATCCACTACGACCTCGAATCCTATGCCGATGTGGTAGACGCGATCCATGTCATTCAGACGAGCATGGACATCACCGGCACGACCGCGAAGGAAGCGGAGCACACCATTTCCGGCTCCATCAACGCCTTACAGGCGGCGGGAAAGAATCTGCTCGTCGGTTTCGGCAACGCAGATGCGGATATGGAGCAGCTGTGCGGGAACATGGCAGAGGCACTGAAAAACGTCATCGCCAACATTACACCCGTCATTGAGAATATCGTAAAGGCGCTGCCCACGGCAACAAAGGCGTTATTGGAAGCCATCGCGGAACTGCTTCCCACGCTGCTGGATACCGTGACGCAGCTTTTTTCGCAGCTTCTGACCACCATTCTGGAGCTGCTGCCCCAGCTGATTCCCGCAGCGGTGCAGGCGGTTATGACGGTCTCGCAGGCGGTCATCGACAATCTGCCGCTGCTCATTGACGCTGCGACGCAGATGATCGTGTCGCTGGTGCAGGGGCTTGCGGACGCGCTGCCGCAGCTCATCCCCGCTGCCGTGGAAGCTGTCACGACCATTGTGCAGGGACTCATTGACAATCTTCCGCTCCTGCTGGACGCGGCGCTGCAGCTCATCCTCGGTCTGGCGCAGGGACTTCTGGATGCCCTGCCGCAGCTGATCGAATCCCTTCCTGCCATCATCACGGGCATTGTGGATTTCCTCATTTCAGGGATTCCGCAGATCATGGAGGCGGGCATCCAACTTCTGACCGCACTGGTAGATGCGCTGCCGGACATCATTGCGGCAATCGTGGAGGTCCTGCCGCAGATCATTGACGGCATCGTCAAAGCATTGTTGGAAGGCTTGCCGCTGATTGTGCAGGCGGGTATCGACCTGTTGGTATCTCTGGTGCAGAACCTACCGGAAATCATTCAGACCATTGTCGCAGCCCTCCCCCAGATCATCACCGCCATTGTGGACGCGCTGCTGGCATCCATCCCACAACTGGTGGAAGCGGGCGTGACGCTGTTTATCTCCCTCATTGAAAACCTCCCCACCATCATTCTGGAGATCGTCAAGGCGGTCCCGCAGATCATTGCGGGAATTGTCACCGCCTTTACAGAGTCCATTCCGAAAATCGTGGAGGTCGGCGCGAACCTTGTGCGCGGGCTGTGGGAGGGCATTCAGTCCCTCGCTTCGTGGCTCTGGGATAAGGTCAGCGGATGGATCAGCTCCATCTGGGACGGCATCTGCAACTTCTTTGGAATCGCGTCCCCGTCCAAGGAGATGGGCTGGGTCGGCGAGATGCTGGTGGAGGGTCTTGCCGGGTCCCTCGACAAAAACGGCAAGACGGCAGTGCGCTCGGCGGAGCATCTGGCAGACGGCATTTCCTCTGTCATGCAGGACATGACGGCAGATATGCGTGCTGCTATTCCGTCTCACATCAACATGGATACGACGCTTTCCGGGCTTTCCGATGTCGGGCGGACGTTCAGTGGACAGGCGTTCAACGTCACCATTCCGCTCACCATCGACGGCACGACCTTGGCTCGGATTCTGGCGGAGATCCAGTGGACGCAGAATGCCGCCTATGTGCGCAATCTTGGAATGGCATAAGGAGTGACACAACATGATTGAAATCTATAACAGTGTCGGAGTACTGCAATGCAGCTTCCCGCGTGTGCTCTCCGCGTCCCTCTGTGACAAGCTGTCCGGAGAGCGGACGCTTTCGTTCTCCGTCCTCGCTTCCCGGTCGCAGCCGCTGTCTGTCGGCATGACCGCGAAGCTGGACGGTCAGTTTTACAGCATCGTTCGTGTATCCAAGAAGATCACAGGCGGTTTTCCGGTCACAACAGCGCAGTGCGAACATATTTCGTACACGCTCAACGATGAGAAATACAACCTTGTTACCTTCGTGTTTGAGGGAACTCCGGCAGACGGCATGGTGCAGCTGCTGTCCGGCACTCCGTTTTCTGTTGGTGTAATCGAAGCGACCGGGCGCGTGGAGTGCGCGTTCACCGACCAAAGTCCGCTCAGTCGCCGCAGCGCGCTCATGCGCTTTATTGACGCCTGCGGCTGCGAGGTGGAGTACGATGGGTACAAAATCGACCTGCGAAAACATCGCGGCAGCACCGTTCGCAAATCTTTGATGGACGGCGAGAATGTGACCGATCTGGCCGTGACCATTGACAGCCGGGAGAATACGCAGTCCTACGAAATATCTCTCTTCAAAATGGCGGACCTGCAGGCGGGCGACGAGGTGAACATCACCTATACGCCGATGGGCGTGAATGTGAACACGCGCATCATCAGCATCGAGTACGACCCCTTCTACCGCTACACCGTGCGGGTGGAGGTCGGAGATTATGTGCCGAATCTGCTTGCATCCACCGCAACACAGTTAGATCGGGTTCGGCAGGAGTTTAAGGCTGCGGACGGGAAGCTGCTTTCCAGCATCCAAACCGTGGACGGGAATCTCTCCACGCTTTCGCAGACCGTGAGTGGTTTTAATACGCGCATTGAAAACGCCGAGGGCGCGGTATCCACGCTGTCCCAGACAGTCAGCGGCTTCAATACACGGATCGAAAATGCGGAAGGCTCCGTTTCTACCTTGACGCAGACCGTAAACAGCTTCAAGACCCGCATCGAAACGGCGGAGGGCAACATCACCTCGGTCACGCAGACGGCGAACAAGATCAACTGGCTGGTGAAGTCCGGCACATCCGCCTCTGATTTCACCATGACCGACCGGGCCGTCAAGCTGGTGGCGGACAAAATCGACCTCTCCGGCTATGTGACGATCTCCGCCCTCGGCACGGCGGGCAAGACCACCATCAATGGCGCGAATATCACGACGGGGACCATTAAGGCCGACCGCATCGACACCTCCACGCTCAAGGTCAAGACCATTTATGCCGAGTCCGGCAAAGTGAGTCTGAAAGAGAGCACCACCACGACCATGTACATCGGCGGCGACGGCAGCTGGAACTATGACTACACCTACATTTTCGCGGGCGCGCAAATCAAGCTGGCCAGATGGGACGGTGTCGGCACCCACGCGCTCATTGTGGATACCGCCAACGTCGTAGTCCACCCGGCTACCAGCGTGGACTGGGACCTCGGTACGATTGCCCGGCCTTTCGGCAACCTCTGGTGTGAAAATATCCAGCTGCGCTCCGGCTCCGATACCGTGGCCCGGTTCGGCTTCAACGGCGGCACCTTTGAGTGCCTGTTCTCCGGTGCTGCGGTCAACCGTCTCGGCTCGTCCGTCTATTACTGGGACACGGGCTACATTGAAAAGCTGTATCTCAGTTCCAACTGCTATCTCACGGCCAGCGCGGGAAAGCTCTGCGTCAACGGCACGGCCATTGGCGGCAGTTCGGACATCACGACCAGCTTTGCGGGCAAGGAACTGAAAATGGGCGGCTCGACCTCGTATTACATCATCGCCAGCACGGCCCGTGAATTGAAGCCGTCCGCGTCCGGCACGACCTACCCGTTCTATCTCGGCACGTCCAGCCTCTACTGGCACTATGCTTATCTCGGCTCGAATACCGCGAAGATCGGGTCCAGCGCCAGTTCCAAGATCGGTTTCTTTGCGGGAAGCCCCATTGCGCGGCAGACGCTCAGCCCCTATTCGCAGAATATGGGCTATTCCACAGCGACGGCATCCAACTATCTGAAAATCTTAAACAATCTGGTCGGTATCCTTTCCAAATACGGTCTGATCGGAACATGAGGAGGAAAACGCACATGAAAGTACAACTGAAGGACATCGTTCTGGCGGTTCCGGCGCTGTCCAAACTTTCCGCAGAGAACCTGAGCCTGCGTCTTGCCTATGCACTGAAGAAGAACATTTCCGCTCTCCAGAAGGAGGCGGATTTTTTTGCGGAGCAGCGGCAGAAGATCTTTGAAAAATACGGAAAAGCAAATGCGGACGGCACGTTCTGCTTTGAAAGCGAAGGGGAGCAGAAAGCCTCTGCCGAGTTGGAGGAGCTTCTGGAATTGGAGGTCGAGCCAGCCTGCCAGCGGCTGGACATTCCCATTTCAGAAGAACTGCGCCTATCCGTCAACGATCTCGGTGCGCTTGCGCCGTTTGTTCAATTTACAGAAGAATAAAGGAGGAAACGAATATGAAACAGATTTGGAATGGTATTCAGATCGCGTTCACTGCCCTGGGAGGCTTCCTCGGCTGGTTTCTCGGCGGTGCGGACGGATTCCTGTATGCCCTCATCGCCTTTGTGGTCATCGACTACATTACCGGCGTGATGTGCGCGATTGCCGACCATGACCTTTCCAGCGCGGTGGGCTTCAAGGGCATCTGCCGAAAGGTGCTGATCTTCACCCTGGTGGGCATTGCCAACATTGTGGACATTAACGTCATTGGAGAAGCTGGCGTTCTTCGGACGGCGGTGATCTTCTTCTACCTTTCCAACGAGGGTGTGAGCCTGCTGGAAAACGCTGCGCATCTGGGACTGCCGATCCCCGAAAAGCTGAAAGCAGTTCTGGAGCAGCTGCATGACCGGGACGGCGGGAAGGAGGACACCTGATGACCTATACGAACAGCTCTCTGGTGTCCTACACCAAACTCAGCCC